ATTTTCTAGTAAGGAAAGATAGACTTCTCTTTCCCAAGGCATCATATTTTCAATGTCGCTCAAAGAGTATTTATGGTACTGCATGAGGGCAAAATTAACTCTATAAAAAGTTTCTAAGTCCTCATGACTCATAGTTAACCGAAAAAACTTGATAACCCTTCTAAAACTATCTCGTTTTCTACTTCAGTTTTTGGATTCTTAACTGTTAAAGTATGAGACAACTTTGGCATGGTATCAAAGAAGGTTTCAACTCTCTTAAATTGTTCTGAATCAAAAGTTTGTAACCACTCAACCATTTCTTTTTTAGTTACATCAGCAGAAGACCATGCCTCATCATTAGTATAGACTTGATCAATGCAAGATGCAACAATATCAAATGACTTATTAATTGTTTCTTCGCTTGTTGTATTTGAACTAAAGTTAAAATTATTATCAACAAACTCTTGAAGAGATGGGTACTTCATTCTAACTGAAATATTTTCATCAACCTTTATCTCTGGAGTATGTCCCTCTGGAATCTTAACTTCAATTTCATCTACATTAATTGATACCTCAACCTGAGTCTCTCCATCATCAGGACAAGTAACAATAAGATCTACTGCAGCACCAACAGACTTTGCTCTGATGTTGAGGAACAAATATTCAATATCAAAACTTGGGAGAGACTCAACTTTGATTCCTCTAGTGAGAATACAATTTCTCAGAACATCTTTGATAGCATTTCTAATCTCAACCATGCTTTCGCTTTCCATGGCAAGGATTAGAATTTTTTCCTCTTTAACTAGAAATGGTCTGTACTTAACTGGTTTTTTTGTTGAAGGTAGAATCAACTCATAAGTTGGAGTTACTACTTTAGGTAATGGCATAATAACCTATAGAATTCAGTATGATTATTTATTGGTCAAAAAAGACGTCCTACTGGACGATTTAAAGAATTTTGAGCATCTATAATATCTTGACCCTCTAGATTTGCTGCTCTTTGATCGTATGTTAACCCTGGATTATTTTCTGCTGCAGCTGCAAGAGTTGATCTATTAATTGTTGCATCTAATTGTTCTTGCTCTTGTTGAAATGGTATGTTTGGATCTCTAGAAGTTTGTTGGAATGGAGATTCATTGTCAATAATAGTATTATTTTTCTGAACAACATACCTATCATAGTTAAAGGTAATTGTTGTTCTTAAAATATCTGATTGATTGTATGAAAGTGGAATTGAAATGATATTAATTGGATAGGCATTGATTAATGAATGAGTATAAGATGGTGGATTTTGAATTCCCCCAACAAAACTACTGCCAGGCTTAGCAGTTAATCTTTGATTCTTATATCTCAAATCTCTTTCATATTTCACTACATTCACATTACACTCATAATTATCTGGATAACTAAATTTCATATATCCAACACTACTTGCTCTATCTACAACAGGAGCCATTGCTTCCATCCAAGCACTAAAAAATGTTAAAGTGTCATAATCTCTAGTAACATAGAAACTAATATCAACCTCTGGGTAAGATGCTGCAATTGGATATTTTTCTGTTACTCCCTGAATAGCATTAGTAACTTCTCCAGTTTGAAAACTTCTTCCTGGAAGAACTGCTTCATAAGCAAGAAAATTAATTCTAGTATAATCTGGATTAAATCCTGATATTGCTGATCTTAATATATTTGTAACACTGTCAGGCATCTTGATGTTTACAGAAAAAACAGAAGTTAAAGATACATCAAGAAGTTTTTCCCTTCTTATTATCTCTTCTGTGCTTCTAAAAAAAAGTCCCTCATTAACAAAAATACTGTCTTTTGATGCAGTTGCTGCCATCTAAATACTTTTAGTGTCCTATATTATATGTATGAGCTATAAGGGTATTTTTAAACCCAACTATCCTGAAAAGTATATTGGAGATTATAAAAATATTATCTACAGGTCTTTGTGGGAATTAAAGTTTATGAATTACTGTGATAAGAATGAAAATATTCTTAAGTGGTCTAGTGAAGAAATTTGGATACCATATCTTTCTCCATTAGACAATAGAATTCATAAGTACTTCCCAGATTTCTACATCAAATATGTTGATAAAAACCAAACTACAAAAGAAAGTTTAATAGAAGTAAAACCAAAGAGGCAAGTAGCAGGACCAAAAATTAATAAGAGAGTCAGTAAAAAACAACTGTATGAAATTCAAGAGTTTGCTAAAAATAAAGCAAAATGGAAAGCTGCTGAAGAATTTTGTGCAGATAGAAGATGGTCTTTTCAAATCTTAACAGAGGATAATCTTGGCATATAAAACAATCTTCGAACAAGTACAAGAAAAAAAGAAGATATCAAGTCCAACTAGAGAGTGGTATAGAACAGAAGTTTTTGCTGCTAAAACTATTCAGTATGAAAATGATCCTAGTAAACTGATTAGAGAAGAACAAGAAGATGATCAAGGAAATAAACTAAAGAGGGATAAAAATATAATGAGGGTCTATCCACGACTCTTTAGTTTAATGCTCTATGGATACAAAGCAAAGTACAGAGAAGAACTACCATACTATGACAAATATCCGCTAGCATTTATCCTTGATGTAAACCCAAGGTCTTTCTTTGCTATAAATCTACATTACTATACACCATCACAAAGAATAGGAATAGTTCAAAGTTTAGCAGAAAATAAGATTCCAAGATTTGAAAAAGGAGCACATAAATATTTACTATCAGAGGTTAAAACTCCTTACTTAGATCTTGCTGAAGCAGAATGGGAAACTATCACAATGTTACCATTGGAAGAATTTGTGATGGACTTGGGTGGAGTAGAGATACCAATTCCATCAAATAAAGTGTGGGGAAGATAAATGGCAATACCAGCTGGTTGGTCGCAAAGAGTTACAAACTCAAAAGAATATGAAGCAATACTTATAAGGGGGCAATATAAGTATGAAGTTAATGTTAATGTTGAAACTGGACAAAGACAAATTTATACTATAGACCCAATTCTTAGAACAAGAGAATTTGTTGGAACTATAAATGCAGATGGAACATCAGTAAGACAAGAGGCTTGGACTAATATAGGAAAACTTCCTAATGGTCAAACAAGACTAAAAGATATTATAGACACAAGCAGAATTGCAGCTAACAAAATAGTACAAACTGTTGGATCTCCTGATGCTATAACAAATCTAAGAGACCAAAAAGAATATAAAACTTTAAAGCAACAAACTGCAGCACCACCAGGAAGAACCCCACAACAACAAGATGATGGAGGAGATCCATCAAATACTAGAGAAAATTCTAGCACTGGAGGAGATACAAAACTTCCAGATAATGTTTCAATTAAAAGAGAAGCATTTGGAAAAGGTGGAGAATATGGAAATATAATCTATCCAAGTAAAGTTGATCCAAATCAAGATAGAATAGAAATAACACAATTTGCATACAAAACAGCAGATGTATTTGGTGGAAATTTAGATACAAATAATGTACAGTCAATTTTATCTGGAGTTGATTTATCTTCCAGAACTTTTGGATCAACAAAAGAAGAAATATTTGGTTCTGTAAGTTTGCCAATGCCAAATAACATTACAGAAGCAAATGAAACTGCATGGGGATCCAATGAACTATCAACACTTTCTGCTGCAGCATTAGGAACTTCAGTAAAACTTGCAGATGCAGTTACAGGTCTAGATGCTGCTGGTGCAGCTGGTGCTGTTGGTCAAGCATTCCAAGGAATTAGAGGTCCAGCAGCATCTAAGACTATCACTGATTTATTAACTTTAAGAGCTGGTGCTGCAATAGTAAGTAAAATTGGATTAAATGTAGATCCATCTGCATACCTAGCAAGATCAACTGGAACAGTGGTAAATCCCAACTTAGAGTTACTGTTCACTGGACCTAAGTTAAGATCATTTAATTATCAAATTAAGATGTCTCCAAGAAATAAAGAAGATGCTAAAAGGATAAGACAGATTATAAAATTCTTTAAGAAAGGAATGGCACCACAAAGAGCACAAACAAATACAACTGGATTTTTCTTAGGTGCTCCAAATGTATTTCAAATTAAATTTTATTCAGGAAACACAGAACTGAGAAGCATAGGTCAAATTAAAATGTGTGCATTAACTAGCTTTAATGTTGATTACACTCCAGATGGATCATATGCTGCATTTAATGATTCAGAAGCTGGTGGATCTCAACCAGTATCTACAACTATTAATATGACATTCTCTGAACTAACCCCAATATATGAAGACAATTATAATGCAGATGATCATGCTGGATTTGGAAATGACTATAATCCAGCTAAAATAGATAGTCCAGAACTTAGTGCTGGGGAAGCAAATCCAGCATCAGCATCTGGAAATGGTTCTCAACCAAGAGGACAGGATCCAAGTCAACCAGGAGCAGGAACAAGAGCAGGATCTCCAGTACCACCGTTGGTAACTGGAGTTGATGCAGTCACTGGATCAAACAATAGACCACCATTAGCAGGAAGTCCTGGATCTCTAGCATTACCAGCAAATTAAAATGACATACTTTACAAACTTCGCAGACATTTTATATGAATCTCAGTTCACTGAGGTTAAAGGTTCTAATGATTATGTGAGAGCAAAAAATCTTTTTAGAAGAGCAAAGATTAGAGATGATTTGTTTAAAGCAGCAGTTGCTTTTACAAAATATAAAGTCATTGGGGAAGATCGCCCAGATCAAGTAGCAGAAGAAATCTATGGAAGTTCTCAATTTGATTGGGTAGTTCTTCTCTCAAACAATATGATTAATGTAAGATCTGAATGGCCACTATCAGATTCCGAAATAGATGATTATATTAACAGAAAATATACACCACAAGAAAAAATTCTTCCTCATCACTATGAGACTACAACAGTGTTGGATTCAAGAGGAAAACTAATAGTTCCTGCTGGAAAATTTGTAGATTCTAATTTTAGTGTTTCTTATTTTGATGACCTACTAGATGCTCCTCGTACAGTTTACCCAGTAAAAGAAGTATCTAATTTTGAATATGAAATAAAATTGAATGAGGATAAAAGAAATATCTATGTTCTAAGACCTAGATTCTTGCAAACTGTAATTAGTGATATGGAAGAGATCATGAGTTATGGATTCTCTTCCCAGTATGTAGATCCATCTACTAAAAAGGGAGAGAACCTTAGAATTCTCTCCCCTAGATAATCATTCTTCAGCCAGTCTCTGGAAGTAACTCAGAGCATCATCATCCTCATCATCTTGAACTTTAGAAGATGACTTTGGAAGAGCATTGAGTTCTGCCCTAAGATCATCACCCAAAGAAGGAGCAGGACCACGCTCATCATCTTCATCATCAAAAGACTCATCAACCTTAGGAGCAGACTTCTGACCAAGGACAGTCTTAAGACGAGTATCTAGTTGCTCATAAGACTTGAAGTTATCTGCCTTCACAAAATCTTGAAGGGAATATGCTTTCTTCCAGATACCTTCCAGAGCATCATCATCAAAGTCACCAAGAGTAGAAGTAGATTCAAACTCAGACTTGTCATAGTTCCAGTAACCATCCTTCTTAGTGATCTTCACTTTGAAGTTGGCACCATTCCAAAAGTCAAAAGGATCAATTGGAGTTTCATCTTCAAACTCTGGTTGCATTGCAGCAGAGATCTTATCAAAGATCTTCTTGCCATACTTGAAGAGAAATACTTTACCCTCATTCTCAGGGTGTGCTTTATCACTCACAACATAGATGTTGGAGTAGTAAGAAAGTTTACGCTTTCTCTGACGCACAATCTCTTGATTTGCTTTACTGCCAGTGTTCCACAGTTCACGATTAGCATCACAAACTGGGCACTGTTGTCCAACAGTAGTCAGACAGTTATCAATAAACCACCCACCAGTTCCCTGGAAGGCATGATTGTAAACCTTTGCCCAAGGGAGCTCTTCTCCTTCAGGTGCAGGAAGGAAACGGATAACTGCAAATCCATTACCTGCTTTATCTACTTCAGGTTTCCACAGACGATCATCTGTGCTTCCACTTGAAGTATTCATCTTCTCTACTTCTTGTACCAGTTTAGAAGTCAGAGAACCAAGCTTAGATTGCTTTTTAAGATCGGCAAAGCCCATTTAGATTACCTCGGATTAATTGGATTGATCGGATTAGGATCATGATTTGATTGTAGCACAGGCAAGGGTGCCTGTCAATGCTATTTATTTGCCCCTACTGGCAGTTCTCCTGAGACCATCAATGGTCTTCCTCATAGAGTCAAAGACATTAGAGACATTTGGATTAGGACCAAACCCAAGAATCTTTGCAGATTCCACCATTTGTTCCTTCATTTTAATTGCATCTGGATCATCAGATAAACTTAGTCTGGTGTAAAGAATTTTTTGCTTCTCTAATAGTTCATCAAGGAGATCAATGTGAGCAAGTTTTTGCTCAGTGTCCATGATAAAGAAGTTTGGAATTTCTTTCACAATCCTTCTTTGGATGTCAGCAATCTGGTCCATTTCCTTCTGGACCATCTCTGAATTGAAAAA